ATGAAAACCCTCAGACAAAATGATCAATAGATTTTGGTGGGCAGACCTGGGTAAAAACGGGCAGAGGCGGGTATTACCAAGGGTTCTGGGGGTTTAGGTTTTGATCATTTTGAAATGAGAAAAATTTGGGCGAGGGGGCTATTTTTAATTGATTTGGGGCGGTGGCGGTTTTCTTAACGGTTACGGTGTTACCAGCAACACGTCGGTGTGATGGAGAGTAACAAGGGCGTTAAAAGCCCGTTATGGCGCACGTTAGGAGGTGTTACAATAGTTTTAAGTTTAGATATGGATAATAACATTATATGGTATTTATGGTAAAAGGATTAAGGAACTTTTTTCGGAACCAGTTTTCGATTAAGGAACCTTGAGAAAAGACAGTAATATCAAGGTATTTGGGTTTTATTAATATATTAAGTATTTTTCCATTAAGGAACTTTTAGAACACTTAAATTTATGCATAAACAATGCATATAATGTATAATTATGCATAAATTCATGTGGACTTTTTTTGACATTGCGAGGTGAATCGGTCAAGATTTATTGTATTATTCTGTTGGTTGACCAGATTTTTTAAAGTCTTGACTACAACATTTTGTGCCATCTAATATCACGAGACCTTGCCGGCGGAGAGCCTCCTGTAGCTCTCTGCGTGTTTTTTTGAGCCCTTTCTATCACTTCGTCGGGAAAAGCCATGTCAAATTGAACCTTCGTCCACCCTTTAAGGTTTTCATTACCAGCTGTCCAAAGGTCATATAAAATATTGATCATGCGGTCAAGTTCCGGGTCACCGGTTTCGGCACGTTGGTTCTGACGACCACCGGCCACGGCCAAGCCCTTTTCCTTCATTATGTTGCTTACAGCCTCCATGAAGGCCCGCTCACCCATGCGGGCCAACTGGCTTTTCAAGGACTCCTCGGGGGAGATAAACATCTCCCCTTCTCCTGTCTTTAGCCATGTTACAGAGAGACGATGTTCGTGCTCAATCAACTTTAAAAGCGTGTCAGATGGCTCACGTGACCCATTTTCAATAGAAGCCACATAAGACCTGTTAATGCCCAAAGGTTTAGCAAAATCATCTTGCGTTAATTTTAGGGCTTTTCTAGCTTTTTTAAAGCGTTCGGATATGTTCATAAAACGTCCCATTGTAACATAATCATTGACAAACGTCACGCTGTAACGTTATTATTATGTCCAGAAACAGAAAATTTATAGACACACCCCGGCCTAACCGAGAAGGGAGGGTTGCCCGTGGGAGAAGCCAGGGGTATGACGCCCAGAGAAATCCGGGCCGAGATGGTCCTGCGCGGCGTGAAGCTGGTGGACATCGCCAGGGAAGCAGGTGTCACCGTCGGCCGGGTCCACCAAACGATATACAACATCGGCCGGAACAAAGGTTACCAGGTCAGGCCCTACATAGCGAAGGCCATAGGTAAAACCGTAGAAGAGATATGGCCGGATGACGCAGCATGAGGCATGCTTTAGGCATGTCTATAATCATTTAGACAAGTAAATTATACCAGCACCGTAAGGGGGTGGCAATGACCAGGGGACTGAAAGATTTTGGCGGCTTTATGGTAATCAGGACAACCGAACATTGGTATCGGGATGGAAATGCCCGGCTGAGCCGGGCGGAAAGGAGAGCCTACGTGTCAGGTGAAACGATTCAGAATAAGCATCTAATAAATGAAGCAAGAAGTTGTATAAACTACTTGCTTCAAGAAAAAAAGATGACATTATCAACAATATCAGATTTTACGGGTTTTGCCAGAATAAGCATCTCATTATTTTTAAGAGGTCGCATTGATTTAGAGAGATTGGCTATAAAAGTTATGGAATTGAAAAAGCTTATGGATGAAATCAGCATAGAAGAACTAGCTTGGCAGGTTAACCAATAGAAATTATTCGTATTTTTCCCATAAGCTGATAAAAAACCACTTAAACAGCTCATCAATGCGTGTAGGTATTGTGTAAGGCCTATCCTCTTTCAATAAGTCAAGTGCAAGTCCATATCGGTCAAAAAAGCATGTTTGAATGTAATATGGTTCACTTTGGAATCGTTTAACAGCTTCTTCAGGATTAACAATAAGTGAACTTAAGTCATTAATTAAAATTCTAATCTCATTACAATACCGTTCATGGAGGTCGAGTGTGTCACCACCCCGGTGATTTTTTACAACAATTTCAAGACGAGTTATAACATCAGCCGGGAGTATGTCGGAAACGAAAGCTTTTAATATACGCTTTAGAAATGTAGGTTGCGCAGTGATGGTTTTCAAATGCCAGTTCCCCCTTCCATAAAATTTATTGGCTGGCACCGTCAAGGTTCGACGGGGAGGGAGGTAATTCCTACCATAGAAAGGTGGTGAGAAAAAACGTGAATCAGGGAATGGCCCTGCCGGTTCCGGAGCATCAGGAGGCAATGCCGCCTGAAATAGAAGGTATACCAGCCATGACCACGGATAAGCTCCTGGACTGGTTAGAGAGAAAAGACGGGCCGGTTGCCCTGTGGTTGGGGTATGGACTATGTATGATAACCTTCATTTATCTTGTTGCCCAGGTAATTAAGGCAATGGTGTAAATCCGAAGAGGGAAGATTTGTTATGCGGAGGCGGGTATGATGGCCAGAAAGAGAAAAGATGTGCCTTCACCCGGACAGCTGACGATATTTGACTTTGTGAAGGAGAACGAGGCACTGAAAGAAACGGCGCTACAACCCGGGAGCTTCAATATTTCCAACCAATTGCGGGGGGAACTGTCGGAGGGTCTCAGGCGATCCGGAATGTCCCGGTTTGAAATAGCGGCCAAGATGTCTGAATTAGTGGGGACGGAAATAACCAAGAGCCAATTGGATTCCTGGACGGCTGAAAGCAAAGAATACCACCGGTTCCCGGCCGAATATTTGCCGGCCTTTTGCCAGGTGACAGGGCACAAAGATCTTCTCCGGATGATGGTCAAGTTGATCCACTGCTACCTGTTGGAATCAGAAGAGGCCCTTCTGGCAGAACTGGGCAGGATAGACCAAACCAAAAGGGACCTGATGAAACGGGAAAAGGCCGTGCGGGAATTGTTGGAAAGAATGACGGGATAAGACCTTCCAATTCTTAATGAAGGGAGGGAACGGGTATACACGCTCTATTATGTGTAAGTGTAAGTGAAGCAGCCGGCCTGATCGGGATCTCGGAGAGGGCCGTGAGAAAGCAGATTTACACCGGCAAACTCAAGGCGGAAATCGAAAGCAACGCCAGGGCCAAGGGCGGCAAACAGTACCTTATACCCGTTACCTCCCTTCCGACGGAGGCGCAGGAAGCGTTTTGGAGGGAAAAGCAAAAGGAAATCTCAACGGAAAGGACAACGCAGGCTACTGCTCTCCCTTCCCCTCCCAGTGAGAAAATCCGTACAATAGCCGAACTGGTGGCCAAGTACGGAGAGCAGAAGGCGAAGGAAATTTTGAAAAAGCCCAGGCAGCGGGAAAAAGTTGTTCTGGAGGCGCTTGAATCAACGGAGGCCGAAAAGGAGAAAACCAGGCGCATGGAGGCCCTGGCCAAGAAGCATAAGATCAGTTTCGGCACCCTACGCCGGTGGGTATCGGCATATCTCAAGGACGGATTGATCGGCCTGGTGCATGACAAATACTTGGAGCCGGGGGAGGGGTTGGCTATGAAGGACCGGCGGACGGTAAACGAGGAAATGCGGAATTTCATCCTGGCAATGTACCTGCGAGACATGAAGCCGAAAGGATCTCACGTCCTGAAAGAACTGAAGAAGGCGGCTGAAATCAAGGGCTGGAAGTTACCGTCCAAGGCCACAATATACCGGGTTATTGAGGAAGTATCCAAGAGTGAGGTGGTTATGGCCAGGAAGGGCAAGCAGGCATGGAAGGCTGAAATAAGGCCGAAAACCAAACGAAATTACAACAATCTAATGGTAATGCAGGAGATTGTCGGGGACGGACACCCGTTTGATTTGTTTGTGGAGTATGAAGGCCGAGCCATTCGCCCGGATTTAAGCGCCTGGGTGGACCTGCGGAGCAGAAAACTTGTGGGCTGGTGTATTACTCCTCAAGCAAACTCTGAAAGCATCGGGCTTGCTTTGAAGCACGCCATTGAAACCCACGGCCTGCCCGGCACGATATATACCGACAATGGCAAGGATTACCTGAGCACATACATAGAAGCCGTGTGCCATGACCTTGATATCGGCATCAGGAACTGTATTCCAAAATCCCCGCAGTCAAAGCTCATAGAGCGGTTATTCCGGGAAGTGCACGACAAATTTACCCGTTACCAGCCAGGTTACTGCGGAAACAAGCCTGAGAACCGTCCGGAAGGATTCAATCAAAATAAGCTGTTGAAGGCAGGAAAACTGATTACCCTTGAAGAGCTGGCAAGGAGGTTCGGGGCCTGGATGGAGGAGTACAACAACACCGTCCACGGTGCCTTGAAGGATACCCCGGCCAATGTCTTCAATAATGTGGAGCACTTCAGGCCGGGAACGGTTGACCCCAGGGTGCTGGATGTACTGTTCATGAAGAGGGAAAATGTGCTGGTGCATGATGGGTACATAAGGCTTTATGGCCGGGACTTCTGGACCTTTGGAACTGACCTTGACTGGTTAATCGGCAAATACGTTGAAGTATGGTATGACTACAATAACATGGGCCAGGTGCTGGTGAAGTATAACGGGAGAATCGTCGGAACAGCCGTCAACAAGAAGGCCCTTGACCACGGTGAATCCAGGGCCGACCTGGTTGCGGAGCAAAGGGCTAAGGCGAAGTTCGAGAAGGAAACCAAGCGGCGGATCGATGCATACGCCCAGGGCATCCCGGACGAACTAGACGGCATTCTGCCGGAGGACGTGCTTAAGAGGAAGCGCGGGAGGCGGTATGTCACCGGCCCGAAGGAAGCTCAGGCCCAAAGCAATGTACGCAGGATTACCGGGTACGAAAGGGATGCGGTTACTGCGGCGGAGGCCTTGGAGGCGGACGTGAAGCCGAGGCCGGAGAAGGTAAGCCGGGTAAAGAAGATGCTTATGGAAGCCGGAAGACAAGCCTTGGGATATTAGAAAGGAGGCAATTCTGTGGTTTCGATGGTTCAAGAGGCGGAAAGAGATGCCCGGATACTTGAACTGCGGGATTGGGTGAATGACAAGGTAAGGGGCCATGGCGTGGCCATAGCCACCTTGGCCATGGAGGCCGGCGTAAATCGATCATTGCTGAGCAGCTTCCTGAACCATGGCCGTCATACTCCGGGGTTGATTGAAAAACTGCTGGCGCTCAGAGACAGGCTTGAAAAAGAATCCCAGCTCATAGCCGCACCTCCGGAACAGGTGAAAAGCAGGAAGGTAAGCGAGTTGATTATGACTGAGGATTTTCAGCAGGCCGTGGGGATATGCAGCCTCTGTCATGAGAATGGTGAAATCGGCGTGATAATCGGGCACGCCGGTACCGGAAAGACAACCGCCCTGTTGGAGTTCAGCAAGGACCGCCACGATGTGGTTATGATACGTGGATCAAGCACCATGAGCGTAAAAGAAATGCTCATCACAATAGGTACCGGGCTGGGACTCGGGTTTTTATATGGTTCAAAGGAGAGAATGATCAGGACCATTATTCTGGCCCTCAAGAGAAACCCGGTTACCCTGGTGATTGACGAAGCGGATCAACTGGTGGATAAACACTCCGTTTCGCGGCTGGAGGCATTGCGAACAATTTGGGACCACACCCACGTCGGAATGGTGCTCTGCGGGATGCCGAAGCTGGCTAAATATCTGGTGAAGGGGCCTGGGAACGATGAAAACCTGGCGCAGATTTATTCCCGGATTAGCCGGGCCTATCGGATGAAGGGTGTCAGCCGTGAAGAACTGATGGAGATATTGGACAGGTACAACTTGACTGAACAGGCCAAAAAGTACCTGGTGACCAGGGGTGCAGTGATAAATCAAGGAGGTCTCCGAAGGCTTACCAGGTTAATGCAAAATGCAATGGACCTGGTAGAAGAAAACGAGGCTATCACCCTGGAGATAATCAGGGAGGCCGACAGCCTGCTTGTGACGCCGGAAACCTTAGGGATAAGCATATGAGTGAACGGCCTCGGACGAAAGAGGCTGTTAAGGGGGGTGAATTGTATGGCTGATGAACAGCTTTGTAAATTGATTGATGCCAGGGCTTATATTGACGGGCTAATGGAAGAAGTTCCGGAAGACAGCCCGGCATGGGAAGTATTGAATGGTGCCTGGTGCCTGTTGGACGAAGCCATAAGAAAACATCAAGAATAACTGCCGAAAACCCCGGCTATTCGGGGTTCGCGGGGAAGGTGGCACCTCCCCGCCTGAAGACCGCGTAACGGATCGGGCTGTATCCCGATGGCAAGCCAATACGAAGATAAGAAGGTGAGAAAACAGTGTTTGCAAAGGAAGAGGCTAAAAAATCCTTTAGTCCCCGGGTGACCTTCGAGGACATAAAGATGGCGGCAGAAGCGGCCAGAGATGCCGAGGAAAGATTCAACCAGGCCACCGAGATTGATTTGATTGATGCCGCCGCGCTGGAGGTGACTGCAGCCAGGATCAGGTTGAACCACCTGATCAGGCAAGCGAGGATGGAGCATGGAATGGCATAATCCATTATCAAGAAAGGCATCTAAATGTTAAAAATGCAACATAAAAGTAGGTGATGAAAATAAAAAGCATAGTACCAATATCAGAATTAAAAGTATACACAGAAGAAGATTGGTTGCGCCGTGTTTATCGTTACGTTTTTGTATCTAGTCATTATCAGGAATTTCAAAATAGCGTTTTATGCTATACACCAATAGAGCTAAGAAAATGCAATGCCAAAATAAAAGAACTCACGATACCTGAAATAATTAAACTATCTAATATTGACTTATCAAATAAAGTTCAGGTAGGGAAAATATATAAACAGTTTTTCACTCAAAAAGCTGCAGATTTTCATATCACAAAATGGATGGTTGAAACCCTTGTAAATGCGGCTAAAAAGGATGTGCGTACACTTGAAATGCTTTCAAAACATGGAATTAAAGATATAAAAGATTTTTTCAATAAAGAGAAATATCCATCTCTTTATTGAACATTCCAAAGATTAAATGCCGAAATCCCTGGTCTAAACGGGGATTGTATGCGGGGTGGCTCCCCGGTACCTGATGACCGTGAAGCGGATCGGGCCTGGCCCGGTGGCAAGCCAATAATTATGAAAGGAGGGTCATGGTGGACATTGCACGGATAAACATAAAGACCGGCGAGGGGTTTTGTCGGATTGAGGAGTTATGGGCATCTGAAGGTGTCATTAGTTCCCAATTAAGTCTTTCATCCGATTCTGGCCAGGTCCTGGCGGGCGACCGGGAGCCTTCCCCGTCCCAGCTAGACATTCCTGATTCTCTGCCGCCAGGTCTAAAAGCTAAACTGCGGGTGATAAGCTATAGCAGGCAGGGAATAGGAAACCGTGATATAAGCATAATGACCGGCGTTCCCATGCTTCGGGTGGGACATATCATTCGCTGGCGGGAACGGATCACCCTCCAGGCAAGAGCTATAGAACAGTATCTGGAAGGTAAGACAGCTTTCCAGATTGCCCAAATGCTCAACGTTAGCGCTGCATGGGTGAAGAACGTAATTAAAAAGTATGCGTAGAAAGGGTGGTGCCGGATGCACCCGGCCTATGAGAGGTTCATGGCCATGGTAATGAGCCAGTTGGAAATTAACCAGATAAGCCATGGGGATAAGGACAAAAACAATTCACCGGCCACCTGGGCGATGATTATCGGGGAGCACATGGGCCACCTGCATGGTGCCCTGCTTGCGGGAGACTATTACAAAGTAGAACGGGAGATATTCCACATTGCGGCTCCCTTGGCCGATTTATTCAAAAGCCTTACAAGTAAGTAGCAGGTGATCTAATGCCGTATTACACAAGGGTAGTGGGGCCTTGTGGCACAGAATCAAAACAAAAATCGGGGGTGTAATGATGCCGAGAGTACGCATGGAAGGTACTGCTCTAAAGTCCTGGGATGAAGTGAACCTCAATTTGAAGGAAATTGCCGAATGTGAGTTGAAGCTGGAGGCAATCGAGGCCGACATGAACACCAAAATCCAGGACCTGAAGCTGGCTGCCGAGATGGAAGCTAAACAGTATCATGACCGAATCGCCAAGTTAGCCCAGGAAATCAAGGAGTATACAGAAACCCACCGTGACGAGATCAAGGGCAAGACCAAGTCCCTTAACTTCGGCTTTGTGGGATTCCGCCAGAGCACGAAGATTATCATCCGCAACGTCCAGGCGGTCATAACGGCTCTAAAGGCCAGGGGGATGACCGACTGCATCCAGGTCAAGGAAACGGTGCTTAAGGATAAGCTCAAAGACTATCCCGACGATATTATTGTGGCTGTGGGTGCCGGCAAAAAGGTGGAGGACACTTTCTGGTATGAGACCGACCGCGAGAAGCTGAAGACAGCATGAAGAAGCAAAAAAAAGGCCGGGGCTTTTCCGAAAACGAAAAGGCCCTGGTCGAATACTTCAAGGAAAAACTTAAACAGCGCGGGGTACTGAAGTTCCCCAGGGACTGGCACCTTAAACAACTTACTGTGGCCAGGGACATGCTGGCCGGCCCTGACGCCCCCGACCTGGAAGAATGGAAAGGCTGCATCAACTGGCTGTTCGAACACAAGTATTGGGGCGACAAAACCGATCACTTGTACAGGGTAGCGTCACTATGGCTGCAGTATATACTCCAGTCCAAAAAGAGGATTGAAGAAAACGGCGGCAAGCGAAGGGAACTGATTAAAAGAATGTATCTCTGAAGGGGGGAACCAGAGTGGCGGCCGGTATTACCAATGAACAGAAAAAGCTGCTGCACGTAGCGGCCAGGGAACTGAACCTGGACGACGACCTGTATCGGGAGATCCTCCGTCAGGAGGCCGGGGTCACATCATCCAATAACCTAAACCCGGCGGGGTTCGACAAGGTGATGAAGCGGTTTAAGCAGTTGGGTTTCAAAAAGTCCGGCAAGCCATACCGCCGCCCCTCTCCCTCCTTCGACGGTCCTGATCCCTTCGCGAAGATAACCGAAGGCATGATGTATAAAATTGAGATGCTATACCGGGAAATCGGCATGACTGATAAAAAGCGGCAGATCGAATTTAACCGCCGGGTGTGTAAGAGACCATGGCCGCAGAGCCGGATGGAAGGCAACCAAATCATTGAGGCGCTGAAAAGTATGGCCGCCCGGGGGTACCGTGCCGGTAAAGGTGGTGATTAAACCGATGAGGACTAAAAAAAGGTGGCAGGGAGACATATCCGCTTCGGAACTACCTGAACCGTTCAAGGTTTTGGCCGATCTCATAGGAATTGACAACACCCTTATACTGGCTGGTAAACTTGGGGGTTCAAACATATATATCCCCAAAATCAATACTCTTTATCGCGGGGTTAGAGATAAGAAAATATGTGATGAATTCAACGGTAAAAACTACGCATCTCTGGCCAAAAAATACGGGGTAACAGAGCGAAGGGTGAGAAACATCATAAAGGAAAACATGAAAAAGGGGGCTTTCGCTCAAAAGAAAAACAAACCTGACCCGTCAATACAACAGCAAAGGCTGTTTTACGTGTGAAGCAAATTTGTGAACTTTTCAAATAGAAATTAGCTTATTTAAAAGAATACAATCCCGGTATAAGCCGGGAATTTTTGTTTAAAAGGAGGGTGTGCATGAGTGAAGGTGCGGTAATACAAATAATCGACACCGTAGCGGTTACGGTGATTACCACAGCCATCGGCTTAATCGCAAAGGTTGCGGTCACTTATCTCAGGCGGGGAATTGACCAGATGAAGGTCCAGGCTGATCACGTAAAGGATCGGCTTCAGCGGGAAAGATTCCTGGAGGCCCTGGACCTGCTGGACGATGTGGCCACCAGGACGGTGGAGATGCTGGAGCAAACAGTGGCCGGCGACCTGCGCAAGCTGGTCAAGGAAGGCAAGGCTGACCGGGCCGGGCTGCTACAACTGGGGGAGCATGCCTGGTTAAAGGTGTGTGAGACACTGGGTCCGGAATGGCTTGAGATCTTGGAGCAGGGCATGAGTGACCTGGACGCCTACATAAAAAGCCTGATTGAATCAAAGGTGCTCAACCTTAAAAAGGGAGGTCAGGAGTAAAGCATGGAACAGCTCCCCCCTTCCCTGCTGGTGGCTGCTCTTACGATAACCGTATCTTTTCTGTCCGCAGCGGTTGGAATTATCGGGTATTTTCTGAGAGACATCAAGTCATATCAAAAGGAGAAGGATTCCACCCAGGACAAAGCGATTCAGGATGTCAAGGATGACCTGGCCGACTTTAAGGCTATGATTCCGGTCAAGTACGTCCAACGTGACGACTTTATCCGGGTGGTGGCCGGCCTGGACGCGAAGATAGACAAAATGTACAGCGAGGTCGGAGAAATAAACAAAAACCTCAACAAGCTAATAGGGGGAAAACAATAAATGGAAAGAGGATATGAAGCCAGGGTAATCCGTGGGCGCATACTGAAGATCCTCGACCTCGATTACCCCAGGGAAATGGGCGACGTTGTGATTGTCGAAGCCCTGCGGGAGGGTGAAATCATCATATCCACCGCCGTGCTGGCCGGATATTTGGATTACCTGGAGGAAAAAGGTTACGTGGAAACCAGGGAAACGAGCAGCAGGGAATTGGGGATGACAATGAAAATGGCCAAGCTTACGGCTCACGGCAAAGACCTGCTGGAAGGAAACATTGACCCCGATGTCGGGGTGAGGCTATGAGCCGGCGGAAGCACCACAAGGTAACCACCTTTCCCCCGGAAATCGTGGAAGAGGTCAACAAGCGTCTGGTGGAGGGCCACACCCACCAGGAAATAGCCGACTGGCTGAAGCAGATGGGGCATCCCCTGGGGAGGTCGTCGGTGCAAAGGTACGGCAAAGACTTTATGGCCCGCCTGGAAAGGCTGAAGATGATCAAGGAGCAGGCCAGGGCCATTGTCCATGAGAGCGGCGACACGCCGGGCACGGAAATGGCTGAGGCCGCCAGCCAGATGGCGCTGGAGTTAATCATCAGCAAGCTGCAAAAAGCCAGAGATCTGGATGAAGTGGACATAGCGGCCATTCTCAAGGCCATCCCCAGGTACGAGCAAAGCGCGGTGCGCCGGGAGGCCCTGAAGTTCCAGTTTAATAAGGGCGTCGAGGCTGCGGTGAGCAAAATTAAGGATGCCCTTAAAAAAGAGCTGGAGGCCGACCAGGGACTTATGCAGCGCATTTATGACCTGGTGGACAAATCCAAAGAACAGGTTTTCAGCCCTACTTAAGGGTTCAGGGGAATTGGAGCCGGCCGGAATGCGCGGGTGATTAAATGTCTTTTTTAAAGCAATTGGTTGGTGAGAGGCAGACCGGGCTTGACTTCGCGGAGTGGATGCACCGGAATGTCCGCCTTGACGACGGAAGACCCTGGGATATAACGAAGCGCCAGGCGCTGGTGGAAATAGTTTCAAACATGCATCACCGGATGATTACAATTCTGAAGGGGGCGCAGACCGGGTTCTCCACCCTGTTCCTGGGGTTTGCCATGTATCTGCTGGACCAGGTGAGACGAAACGTTATATACTTTCTCCCCACTCAAAAGATGTCCGACAGGTTTTCCACCACCAGGATGGACGCCTTTGTCAACCGCAGCGAGTATCTGCGCAGCCGCCTGAAAGGAACCGACCAGACCGGCCTCAAGGAAATAGACACGCACTTTTTGTATTTCATCGGCCTTCAAAGCGTGCTGGGGGCGATCAGCATACCCAGCGACTGCAACCTGTACGACGAGGTGGATTTAATCGACCAGGAGAACCTGGAGTGGTCCCTGGACCGTGTAGCCGCCTCGGACCTGGCTCTTTTAAGATACTTTTCGGTGGGGATGTTTCCCGGCATCGGCATCGATGAGCGGTACCGGGACGGCGACCGGCGCAGGTGGCATGTCCGGTGCGAGGGCTGCAATCACGAGCAGGTTGTGGAAGACGAATTTCCCAAGGTTTTAGTAAACCGCAACGGGCGGATATACCTGGCCTGTGTCAGGTGCGGCAAGCCCCTTGACGTAAATAAGGGCAGGTGGATTGCCGAGCGCCCCGAGCGCAGCCAGGACCATATCAGCTACCGGGTGCCGCAGTTGATCATGCCGGGGCTTAACCTCCAGGTCATTTGGGACCGCTGGGAGCGGTCCAAGGGCAAGCCCAGCAAGGAGGCAAAATTCAAATGCTCCGTCCTGGCCAAACCAGACGGGGGCAACATGCAGCCGATAACCGACGAAGTGCTTGCCCGTGTGAAGCTGGCCAGCGACTATTATTTTCACGACCACTGGCACGATACGGTCACCGGCATAGGCATCGACATGGGCGACAAGGCCCATATTGCCATTGTGGCCCCGTTCGGGTGGGAAGGCATCAGGCCGCTGTACTTCGATGAGATCGATGTGGAAGACCTGAACGAAAGGGTCCAGGTCCTTGAACGGGATTTCAATGCCGGCGCGGTGGTCATAGACGCCATGCCGTACAAGACCACCAGCAAACAGGTGGTCCGCAGCTTAAAGAAGGCCACGGGCTACATCCAGTACTTCAAGGGCACCGACGTGCGGGAGAAGGAAGAAGGCGAAGGTGACCGGGCGGTCAGGGTGGTCACCGTGGACCGGGACGAATCCCTGGATGAGACAACGGATCTTTTTGCCGTCAACCCTCCCCTGGCCCTGCTGCCGAAGCCGCGAACGGTCCAGGAAGAGACGGTGCTTAAAACCGTTGAGCAGCACCTGAAAAAGCTGGTCAAGGAAAAGGAAAAGGATTCCGACGACGACAGCGCCGCCAGATACAAGAAAAACGTGCAGAACCACTTCGGCATGGCCCTTAACTCCGCCCGGATAGCCCTGTGGCTGGCCACCGGGAAAGGTCAAAAGACCGGGCCTTCGGAATACACCACTGTGCAATCAAGAAAAGCGCGTTTCGAGAAGGGGGCTTATTAGGTGTCCACTATTTACGGACCGGACGGCAGGCCCATTTCAAGCAGCAAGAATAAGCCCATAACCCAGGAAATAGCGGTGGCCAGTATCCGGGACAAGTTTTCCACGTACCCGTCGAGCGGACTGACCCCGGAACGCCTGGCCACCATCTTCAAGGAGGCCGACGCCGGCGACGTGTATCGGCAGATGGAGCTTTTCGAGGAAATGGAGGAAAAGGACCCCCACCTGTTTTCCATCCTCCAGACCAGGAAAAATTCCGTGCTGTCTCTGGAATATGAAATTCATCCATACTCCGAAGACCCGGATGACGTTAAGGCCGCGCAGCTAATTCAGGAAATCATGGAGTTTGAAGGGTTGGAAGACGTCCTTCTGGACCTCCTGGACGCGGTGGGAAAAGGCTATGCCCTATCGGAAATTATGTATTCCGTCTCGGGTGACAGGGTGATGGTGGACAAATTGAAATGGGTCCACCAGAAGCGCACCACATTTGACGATTACCTGAACATGCGCCTTCTGACCGATGCAGATCCCTCCAGGGGCATAGAGATACCGGACAACAAGTTTGTAATACACAGATACCGGGCTAAGTCCGGACACCCCAACCGGGCCGGAGTAATCCGGGTCTGCGCCTGGATGTACCTTTTCAAGAACTATGACATAAAGGACTGGGTAGCCTTCGCTGAGGTTTACGGGATGCCTCTCAGGCTGGGTAAGTATGACGCCAGCGCCAGTAAAGAGGACAAGGACACCCTGATGAAAGCCGTGACCATGCTGGGCACAGACGCCGCCGGAATAATCTCCAAAAACACTGAGATTGAATTTGTCGAGGCTGTCAGAAGCTCCACCAATGTATACAAGACCCTGGCCGACTTCTGCAATGCGGAAATGAGCAAAGCGGTATTGGGCCAGACACTTACCACCGAGGTGGGCGACAGGGGGAGCTATGCCGCCGGAAAAGTACACAACGACGTCCGGGAGGACTTGAAGCTGGCCGACTGCAAGGCCCTGGCCGAGACGCTCCGCCGTGACCTGTTCCGGCCCCTGGTGCGGTTCAACCTGGGGGAAAAGCCCCGGCTTCCTTACCTGAAATTCAAGATTGAAACCCCGGAAGACACCGAGAAGACGGCCAGGGTGTACAGCATTGTGATTAAGGACATTGGGCTGCCGGTGTCAAAGCAGCATGTATACGAGAAATTCGGCATACCCAAGCCCGGGCCGAATGAAGATTTGATTGTGCCGCCGCCGGCGGCCTCTCCCCTCCCCCTGAAAGCGGGGATGGTGCCCATGGTTTTGTCGGCGGCCAGGGCCGGGAACCCGCAGGAGGCTATCGACGGCCTGGCCGACAAGGCCCTTCGCCAGGCCGGGCCGGTTTTATCAAAAATGATTGAGCCGATCAAGGAACTGATCAGCCGGGTTGCCACCCTGGAGGAGATGAAAGAGCGTCTTGCCGAGGTCTACCTGGCCATGGACACCGCAGAGCTGGAGGACCTGGTGGCCAGGTGCATGTTCATATCGGATTTGTTCGGAAGGTGGTCGGTGGATGCTTGACCTCGACCTCGTACCGATGCCCTTCCCGGAAGCAATAGAATACTTCCGGGACAAGGTGCCGCTCACGCCGGAGCAGTTCAAGAGGCTTGAGGACGAATACAAGTCCAAAGCCTTTACGGTGAGCGGGATAACTGCCCTGGACGTGCTCAACGACATTATGAAAGAGTTGTTGGAAGCCCTGGAGGAAGGATTGACGGCGGCCGAATTCCGGGAGCGGGTCAACCGGGCGCTGGAGGCCAGGGGCTGGGAGGGGCTTTCCAGGTACCGGGCGGACAACATTTTCCGGACCAATATCCAGACCGCCTTCAGCGTAGGCCGGTACCGGCAGATGGCCGACCCGGAAATTGTCAGCAGGAGGCCATACTGGATGTACGACGCCGTGAACGACCGCAGGACCCGGCCGGCGCATGCGGCCCTGGACGGTATGGTCTTTCCGGCGGATCACCCCTTTTGGGATACCTGGTACCCCCCCAACGGATACCGGTGCAGGTGTTCCGTTTCGAGCCTCTCGGAGAGGGACATACAGCGCAGGGGTCTGAAGGTGTCGGACAGCATCCCGGAAATGGTGCAGCCCCCTGGGCAGCCGGCCGTGCCACTGCTGCCGGACCCCGGATTTGACGCCAATCCCGCCAGGGTTCCGTGGGAGCCGGACCTGTCCAAGTACCCGGACGTGCTGAGAAAGGCTTACGAGAAACGCCGGGCGGAAAGGGGGTAACGCCGGTAACGCGCTTATACAGTGGCTTGTACCGGTAACGTAACGCTTTTTGACGGGTGGTGAACAGTCATGTAACACCTTGTAACGCCATTTTAACGCTCCGTAACGGTGGAATAACACCTTCCGTTGCGGAGCGGGGCAATCCAGTTTATACCATCTCATGCTACAGGGCGTTTAAATGCGTCTGAGGGGCAGATCGGGCCGCCGGGGTATCGAACAAGGCGCAAAAAAAAGTAACGCGCAATAACGGCCTTACCACGCGAAATAACGCCAAAGTAACACCGTGTGTCAGCCGATTCACGGAGGGGGTGAAAACAACGCTGAAATGGGCATAAACGACGGTTTGAGAATGATTGCCTGCACGGCCCTGGGGATACAGAACGCCAATATGCTGTACGGCACCCTGATAGCCTGCGAGGCCGGGGAGGGCGCGGCGGTGCCCACGGAGATCCAGTTCCTCCCTTACGGGCGCACAGTCACCGACAAGGGCGAAATGCTGGTTGACGAACTGGCGGTCCGGGAATTGATGAAGTTTCTAGCAGCGAAGAAAAACGACATTGTAATCGATTACGAGCACCAGACCCTGGAAGGTGGAGAGGCCCCGGCGGCTGGTTGGATAAAGGAATTCACATTCAAGGGGGCGGACGGGCTGTGGGCCAGGGTGGAATGGACCCCACGGGCCATGGAATACCTGAGAAACAAGGAGTACCGATACCTGTCCCCGGTGGTGTGGGCTAGAAAATCGGACAACCGGGTGGTGTATATACATTCCGCAGCCCTGACCAACACGCCGGCCATTGATGGCATGGTGCCGCTGGTGAATAAAGAAGTATCGAATGAAAAGGAGGAAAAAGGATTGGATGAATTGTTGCAACAAATGCGGTGGATGCTTAACTTGCCCATAACGGCAACGGCGGAAGAGATTATCGCCGAGCTGCAAAAGGTGATTGAGCAGGTTAAGAAGGCCGAAGGCCTGATTGCCAACAAGGAAATTCTGACGTTGCTTGATTTGGCTGAAGACGCCACCCTGGACCAGGCCAAGGGCAGGATTATCGCCCTGAAGAACCCCTCCGGCTATGTCAAGGTGGAGGAGTACAACGAACTGAAAAGACGGCTTGACCTCCGGGACCGCGACGACCTGGTGGGCATGGCGCTGAAGGCCGGCAAGGTGGCCCCGGCCCAGAAGGCCTGGGCGGAAGAATACGCCCTCAAGGACCCGGCGGGGTTCAGGGCGTTCCTGGAGAGTGCCCCGCAGGTGGTGCCGCTGGAGGAGATCAGCGGAGGCGACCCCAAGCCCGCCGGCGGCAAGGTCGGAGACGCCCAGCTCATGGTCAACAAGATGTTGGGCATTTCGGATGATGATTTCAAAAAGTACGGAGGTGAACAGTGATGCCGGCACTTACCAAGGACAGGAACACACCCGCCCGTGACGGCGTTATGTTGAGCCTCCCCGTGGCCGCAGACGCCAAAATATATGCTGGCTCCCTGGTGGTGGTCAACGCCGCCGGGTACGCGGCCCCCGGGTCAACGGCCCTGAACCTCAAAGCGGTCGGAAGGGCCGAAGAATACGTTGACAACACCGGCGGGGCCAACGGAGCCAAAACCGTGCTGGTAAAGCGCGGCATATTTAAGTTCGAAAACAGCGGCGCGGACCCCGTGACCCAGGCCCACTTGATGGGGACCTGCTACGTTGTTGACGACCAAACCGTGGCGGCCACCGACGGAAGCGGGGCCAGGTCGGCGGCCGGGAAGGTAATCGGCGTCGAAGCGGACGGCGTGTGGGTGGAAATCAGGTGACAAAAGCCTGGCGGCCCCTGAAATCAAAATAAGGAGGTAACGTGAATTGATAGTTAACCAGGCTACATTACAAAGCATTTACCGGGGCTTCAAGGTCATATTCAACCAGGCGGTGCAGAACGCCAAGCCTATGTATAATCGAATCGCCACCATCGTTCCATCTTCGGTCAAGGAAGAAGAATACAAGTGGCTGGGCAAAGTGCCCCGAATGCGGGAGTGGATAGGCGACCGGGTGATCCACAACCTTGCCGCCTATGGGTACACCATCAAGAACAAATCCTTTGAGGCCACGGTGAGCGTGGACAGGGATGACGTCGAGGACGACAGCGTAGGCGTATATACTCCCATAATCCAGGCCCTGGGCCAGTCGGCGGCCATGCACCCGGATGACCTCGTTTTTGAATTGCTCCTGGCCGGATTCACCAACCTTTGCTATGACGGGCAGTATTTCTTCGATGAGGACCACCGGGACGGGAACGGACCCATCCAGAGCAACAAAGGAACCGCGCCGCTTTCAGGGGACGCGTACAGCGCGGCCAGGGCACAGATGATGAGCCTCAAGGATGAGAACGGCAATTCGCTCAACATTGTGCCGAACCTACTGGTGGTTTCCCCGTCCAACGATAAAACGGGCCGGGAGATCCTATACGCGGAGAGGCTTGCCAACGGCGCAACCAACGTTAACAGGGACACGGCTGAACTGCTGGTGGTTCCCGCCCTGTCCACCAACCCCACGGCCTGGTTTTTGATGGACACCACCAAGCCGGTGAAACCGCTCATTTTCCAGCAGCGCAAGAAGCCGGAATTCATAGCCCTGGACAATCCCAACGACCAGAACGTGTTCCTCCGCAAGGAGTTCCTCTATGGAGTGGATTGCCGGGACAACGCCGGATACGGCCTCTGGCAACTGGCTTACGGGAGCACTGGACAGGGTTAAAAGACCTCCCGGCCTGTAACAAGTGACCCGCCGCTTTTAATGCGGCGGGCACCCCGAATACAAAAAGAAAGGATGGATTCTCAAATGCCGGACCTGAAAATTATATCCCTAAAGGACGGATTCAGGCGCTGCGGGATTGAACACCCCGCCAAGCCGGTGATATACCCGGAAGGGACGTTTACCAAAGAGCAGGTCAAAAAGCTCAAGGCCGAACCCATGCTGATTGTTGAGGAGGTCGAAGCGGCCAAGAAGAAAGGGTCCAATGACCCGCCGGCAGGCGGCCAAGGAACCGGGGGCGGTAGTTAATGTATTGCGCCCTGGACGACCTGAAAGGGCGGATGTCGGAGGATAAAATCCTTGAGCTGGCTGACTTTGAAGGCACCGGGGATATTAACGACCAGCGGGTGCAGAAGCGGATCAGCGACGCCATTAATGATGCGGCCAGCGAGATCGACGGCTACTGTATGGCCAGGTATCCGGTGCCTTTCAATCCGGTACCCGCGATCATCAAGAAGCTGGCGGTGGACCTGGCCCTGTACAATCTGTTCTCCCTCCGGGGATTCGATGAGGACAGCCCCGACAAGGTGATTGCCGAAAGGTACAGGGCTGCGGTCAAAACTCTGGAAAATCTGTCCAGGGGCATTGTCACCATCGGGCAGCCGGAGCCGCCGGATCTGGCTGCGGATAACCGGCCGGTCTTTACCGGCACCGAGAGGATATTCACCCGGGACAAAATGAGTGGATTCTGATGAGCGGGATTAAAGCCACGGGCGACTGGTCCAGGTTGAAAGACAGCCTCCACCGGCTGGCGGGGATAAGCTTCCGGGCCATCCACAAGGATATCGGGGAGCACCTGGTGACCAGCACCAAAGATCGGTTTAAAACAGAAACCGCTCCGGACGGAACCAGGTGGCCCCAGTCCATCAGGGCCAGGAACGAAGGAGGCCAGACCCTGACGGACAGCGCCATATTGAAAAACTCCGTGGCCTATACCGCCCGGCCCGACCGGGTGGAGGTGGGGACCAACGACAAGAGGGCCGGCACTCACCAGTTCGGATACACAATCAGGCCGAAAAGGGCCAAGCACCTGCAGTTCAGGGTGGGCAAAAGATGGGTCAGGAAAGAGAAAGTCCAAATCCCGAAACGGGAGTTCATGGGAATCAACGAAGACGACCAGGCGGCAATCAATGATATTCTGAGAAGCCATATTGAGGAGCGGCTGAAGTGATCCAGGAATGCTTCGACTATTTAACGCAGTCCTTGATAAACGCGGGAATTGACAGGGTATTCACCAGGGGCGAGGATTCATCCAAGCACCAGGGGGCCACTTATGCGGAACTTTCGGTTATAAAGGAGCAGATTAAAAAGGACGGCTCCCTGGTGGCCAGGGCCGACGGCAATGACGACCAGGGCCGGGCGGTCAGGATCTTCCGCCGCCGGACCCACCGTTGGACCGTGATGGTAAAGGTCAGGATGGTCTGCCGGGATGAGGCCGCCCTGGCCCAGGTCAAGGGCTCCTTTTTCGGGTCCCTGCAGAGCAGGATTTTCGAAGCCGGAAATAACGCCGTGCTGATCCACCCCGACGCCGGGGAGCCGGAAGAAGACACCAGCGTGTTGAGGTCAAAGGCCGAAACGTATTTTCTCATAGCTTTTGAAGGAGGGATATATAAAGACCGGTCTGTGCTGCTGATCAACCTGGAGGATTCCATGGAAATGGAAAACGAGATAACGGAGGTGCTGTGACCAAATGCCTGAAAAAAATGCAGGCGCTGCGGCTGAGGACAAAAAGAAAACCGCCACCCAGGACAGCGGGGAGGAAATGTTCACCATCGAGGATCTTGCCGAAAGGCTCCGGGTCCCCGTCTGGGTTATGGCCGGACTGAAGGCGGCCTATGGGTGGGGCGAAGGTAAGATGCTTACCGAATCCCAGTTTGTCAAGGAAAAGGACGCCTGGCTTGCCAGGCCCATGGAGGGAGTGAGAAAATAAGTGCTTCCCGATGTAAGAGTCAATGTTCTTGACGGCGGCCTGGGGATGGTGCCGCCCGGCACCGCAGGGCTGCAGGCCAAGGTGGGGGTAAGCTCAGCCGGTACCGTAAATGAAATTGTTTCAATCAGCGACCCGGCTGACGTCTCTTCAAAGTTCGGCACCGGCCCCTTGGCCGACGCACTGTATGACGCCTTTGCCGCCGGGGCCAGCATAGTATACGCCGTCAGGGCCAACGGCGACGTGGCCGGCACCGTAGGAGAGGTGACCAGCGTTAAGACCGGCCAGGGCAACATGACGGCCGCCGGTTCTCCCCTGGACGAATACGAGGTTGTGGTGGAGATCGTGGACCCGGGGGCAAAGAACGTGGCCACCTTCAAGTACAGCCTGGATGGCGGGGACAATTTCAGCTCAAAAATCACGGTGCCTACCGGCCTGACTTATGACATTCCCGGTACCGGGATAACACTGACCTACTCTGAATATGTGACTGACCCGTCCCAATCCTTTCTTGCCGGCGACAAATATACCTTCAGCACCACGGCCCCTTCGGCCAGCGTCAACAGCGTTAACGCCGCCATTGACGCGCTGCTGAATTCAAACTACAAGTATGAATTCATCCACGTGGTGGGGCCTACAGACAATTCGATGTGGGCGGCCCTGAACGCCAAGGCCGCCGCTGCGCAGTCAAATTACCGGTTCATTCACTTCCTGGCAGAGGCCAGGGGTCCTAACGCCGGTGAAACGGTGGACCAGTGGGTGACCGCCCTCCTGGCCATGAAGGCCAATTTCGCAAGCAGCAGGGTAAGCATCTGCGCCGGCCGCTTCGAAATGATCTGCATGGGCACCGGCCGCCAGGTCAACCGCAACGGAGCCGGGATATACTCCGGCAGGATAAGCTCCATTCCGGTGGGCATATCTCCCGGCAAGGTGATGTATGGACCCTTGCCCACGGTTGTAGGCCTGCGGCCGGCGGGAATAAACGACGGGCATATCCTGTCCCTGGACGAAGCAGGGTTTATCACCTTCCGTCAATATGTTGGTTTATCCGGGTTCTATGTGACCAACGGCCGGATCGCGGCAGAGTCCGTATCCGACTACAAGTACGTGGAACTGCGACGGCCCATGGACAAGGCCTGCGCCCTGGTGAGGGCTGCGGCGCTGCAGTTTGAGCATGCGGAGATCGATCCGCTGGACATGGAGAAAAGCCTGACGGCCATGGAGGCCGTACTGACCGCCCCGCTGGACGCCATGGCCGGAGCCAAGGATATATCCAGGGGCCGGGTGGTCATCCCCAGGGACCAGGACGTCCTGGCCACGTCCAAGCTGCGGGTCAAAGTCCGCATTGTGCCCCTGGCCACACTGCGTGAAATCGAGCTTGAGATCGGGTTTGAAAATCCGTTCCAAAATGCCGCCTAAAGGGGTGATTTGATTGATTAACGGGAAGAGCTACAGCTGGGAGGATATCAGCGTGGTCATGCCCCACGGGGAGATGGTGAATTTCTTGAACGTCGATTATTCCGACGGGAAGGAAGTTGAGGCGACCTACGGCAAGGGGTCCAATCCCACCGGCTACGGAACCGGGAACTATTCGGCGGAGGGAAAGCTTACTCTCAAGAAGGAGGAGCATGACAAGTTCGTAGATTGGGCCAAGAAACAGAACAAATCCCTGTACAGGCTCCCCCCGTTCCCGGTCACCGTTAGTTACGCCAACGAGGACCAGCCCACGAAAACGGATATTCTCAAGAGCTGTAAGATTGTCAAGGTGAGCCAGTCCGGCGGCCAGGGCGACAAGGAGCTGAAAGTGGAGTACGAAATCAAAATTCTCGACGGCATCTGGAGGGACGGTCTGCCGCCGAACTAAGCCGCCGCCGTCCGGAAGTTGCCCGCGTAAAAAAACCATTTTGAAAGGGGAATGAATATGCCTCCCGCTGTGTCGGAAGAGAAAATCCAGGAGTGGAAAAACACCTACGGGGAAGTTTACGAAATCAAGGATGATGAGCTGGAGGAGAAAAACCCGCTGCCGGTGATGTACTTCAAGAAGCCCGGCCGGACTGACCTCAGCAAGCTGGCCAAGGAAATGATGAAGGACTCCTACAAGGCCGTGAACAACCTGGTGTTCGGGTGCCTCCTCCACCCCGCTCCGGAAGTGGTCAAAAAAGCTTTCGACGTGGAGCCGGGTCTGGCCATTAAGGTTGCCGCCAAATTGCAGGAAATCATCGGGCTTGACCGGGATTTTTCGGTGAACAAATTGTAAGGGAGGTTGAAAGCCTCCGGGAAGAAGGGCTGCGCCAGGCGGAAGCCTTGATCATGTACCATTTGGGGATGGACCGGGAGGAAATTGACCGGTTGAATGATGAGGAATTTGTCAGCCTGGCGGGACTTGCGTATTTCTACGAGGACCGCCGGGCGCTGGCGGTTAAGCGCGGGGTGCTGATGGCGCTGGAGGAGATATTCCGGAAATAAAAAGGACCGGATTATTTCCGGCCGTACTTCATGTTAGCTTTTTGGCAGCCTTCTTGCCATGCTTCAACAATTGTTTGAATTAGACCAACCTTTTCAACGGGTTTGACGGAACCATGCCTTTTATTATGATCATCTATTGTTTGTTGTACACCTTCGCGGACTGCCTGAATTATACCTTTTGATTCTGTTTTAATCGGTTTTAAGTGACCGTACTTTTCTTGGAATTCACGGCTACCTTGTCTCCAGCCTTCTATAGCACCTTGGAATATGCCTATAATCCCCATAATGATTGTAGGTATCCCATAACGAACTATAGCATATGTTGCTCCGATGAAAGCGCCTATACCGAAGAAAATCAAAGCTAAGAAAAGAATGGTGGTCACTGTTAAAACCCCCCTTCACCTGTAGAATATACAAATTTTGGGGAAGTGTCAATGATGGATTCACTGTACGCCCTAGGCGTGGTTTTCAGTGTAATGGACAAATTCACCGGACCGGTCAAGAACATGGCCCAAACTCTTTCAAAATTCGAGAGCAACATAGAGAAGGCCAAGGGCATGATTGATTTCGGCAATAAAATGGCCATCTCCGGAGTGATGGTCCAGGGGGCTGCAAACAAGATTTCCAGCGGTCTTCTTAATGTGCTGGAGCCCACCAGGGCCAATCAAAAGGCCCTGGGTGAACTCGCGTCATTAGGAATAAAGAACCTGCAAGCAATCTCCAACGAGGCAACGAAATTTTCAAAGCACTGGTCGGGCACCACAGAGGATCAATTCATCGCGGCAGCCTACGATATTAAGTCCGGTATCTCCTCATTGACGGACGAAGCCGTGGGGCGGTTCACCGCCATGGCTGCATTGACAGGCAAGGCCACCAAGGCCACCACGGCGGAGATGACCAGCCTTTTCGCAACCGGTTACGGGATATACAAAGACCTGTACGCAAACCTGACGGATTTTGAATTCGGGGAAATGTTCAGCGCCGGCATTGCCGCAAGCGTAAAGGAATTCAAAACCACCGGATCAGGTATGTCCCAGGCATTGACCACCCTGGGGGCGGCGGCCACCACGGCCAGGCGGCCCTTCGAGGAGCAATTGGCCGTGCTGGGTATGCTTCAGGCCACCATGCCGGGAGGCGAGGCCGGGACCAAATACAAGGCGTTCATCCAAAACGCAGCCAAGGCCGGCAAGGAACTGGGCCTCAGCTTCGTCGATGGGAATAATCAGCTCCTGGGTATGACCCAAATACTGGACAAAATCAGGAGAAAATACGGGGATAACTTGGAAGCCATGGAAAAACAAGAGATACAAAAGGCCTTCGGCTCCGAAGAAGCTGTGGCCCTGATTGATCTTTTTTACGGAAAGGTGGGAAGTCTGAGAGGCAGCATTGACACTCTGGGTGGGGCCATAAGAAAGGGCACGGCCTTTACAGAAGAAATGGCAAGGGCAATGGAATCAGGCGTGGGTGAGGAACTGGACCTTATGGCCCAGAACTTCCGTATCCTCAAACGGGAGATAGGGGATGAGTTGGCTCCACTGGTAAAGGCTTTTCTTCCTACGGTCAAGGAATGGGTCGGATCATTCCAAAGTCTTGCCAAGTCCCACCCGACACTGGTAAGGACCGCTCTGCTGCTTGCATCAGTCGGCGCGGTGTCGCTTGCCATACTGGCACCAATTATACTGATCAGTTCCGGAATTATTATGCTGGCCGGTCACGTTATATGGGGGTTCTCTAAAATCGGTCAGGCTTTCTTGTGGTTACGTGGCATCTCAAGTAAAAGTTTTAATCTAATTCGAGTAGTTGCATTAAGGGCCGGAGCAGCTCTTTACAACCTTGTCATTCGTTTTCTGGTGTTAGCCATTGTCGGTGGAGTTAAAGCGTATATTGCTATCAGATCACTGACTGCAGGCCTTGCCCAGTTCGCCCTGGCCGCGATCCGGACGGCGGTCACGGCGCTGCCGGGATTGATTGCGGCAGTTTGGTCCTTTACGGCGGCACTCTTGGCCAACCCCATTACCTGGGTGATCCTGGCCATTATCGCCCTGGGCGCGGCTATATATCTCCTGTGGCGGAACTGGGATGTGGTCATAGCCGCCATAGGCCGGGCCTGGGACTGGCTTAAGACGGCAATACCTCAAACAATATCCGAGATTATTCAGGCCATCAGGGCCAAGTTCGGAGAGTTTGCGGCGGCCGGCCAGGCGCTGATCGAAACCTTCACCGCCGGAATTGTCAGTGTCATAAGCAAGCCGGTGGAGGTGGTCAAGGAGGGGCTTGCCAGGGTTCGTGAGCTGCTGCCTTTTTCCGATGCCAAGACCGGCCCACTTTCCACCCTCACCCGCTCCGGAATGGCTTTCGTGGAAACCTTTGCCTCCGGGATTGAGGCCCGGTCCGGACTATTGAAGCTGGTTACCGCCGAGGCCCTGGCCGGGGCCGTGCTTTCCGGCGGAGACAGCCTGCAGTCCCTGAGCGGTTCCCCCCGGGTGAGGATACAGGAATTCATCCGGGAAACTGTCCGCGAAAGCAGCAGGGATACCAGGCTCAGGCCGCTCATTTTCATGGTCAACAGTGACCAGGTGAGGGGCAAGAATACCGAGGATCTGGTTGACCTCGCGTACAGATACCTGTCAATGAGCACTGACTAAGGAGGATTGCCCGTGCCTATTCTGATCACTACCGACGCTGGCCAGGTAAAGGTCGGGGAAACCGTTTTGCCGGGAGTCTTTGAGAGCATGGAAATATCCGGCTCTGTTAAAACAGACGAAGTTGAGATCGCCGGCAAAGAGGAAAAGGTCACCCAGGCGGTGAGCTTTGAGAATGCCCGGATTAGGCTTACGGCGGCGCTGGTGCCGGATGAGGAAGGCGGAGATTGCACGGATCAGATTGCCGCCTATCAGAAGGTTTTCCGGAAGTCTCCCGACCAGGAAAAGCCCGGTGTATACCAGTTTGTGAACAGGCATGCCCAGGCCCGGAACATCTCCGAGGTTATATTCACGAGCCTTCAGACCAGCGAGGACAATAAAAGCGATAAAATTCTTGTCATCTGCGAATTTATTGAGCACGTCCCTATCCAAGTTACGGTGGCCACCCAAGTCTCCACCCAAAAGGATGAAAAGGCAACCAGCGGATCATCCGGCTCAACAACCAGATCAACCGGCATGGGCAATCTGCGCCTGGCTGAAATTGAGGATAAAACCCTGGAAACACCGGCGGTTGACAAACGGGAATCCAGCCTGGGCAGCAGAATTTTAGCCTGGCTGAAGGGTGAAAACGATGTCTGATATGCTCTCCCCCTTTGTGGAATTAAGGGCTAACAATGTAAGAATAAAAAATCTCTTCTCTCGGCTGGACATCTGGCTGTCGCGGAAAGAACCCGCGGATATCGCGGAGTTTACAATGAAAACCGGCCTTCCGGAATTGAGCCTGGCCAAGGATGTGCCGATGGAGCTATGGATGGGCTATGACCCGGCCAATACCTGGCGGGTATTCTCCGGGTATGTGACCGAACCCAGGTCCCCCAGGTACCTGTGCAAGGATGAGGCGACAAAACTCCTCAAAACCCAAATCATAAAGACTTTTCTCGGCGTCACGGCCCAGGATGTAATCCTGTATGGGCTTCGGATAGCCGGGGTTAACCATTACGTCCTGGATTCGAAGCAAACGCCTATGAAGACTCGCTTCGTGGCCGCCGGCGAAAATGTTTCCGACCTGGTCAAGAGGGTGAACGCCACCTGGGGCCTGGAAAATGACCATTATTTTGACGGTGACCGCCGGTTCCACTGGGACCCGCCGGTACCGCAGCCGGGGCCTGTATACAGCTACCAATACGGGAAGAACATTATCGACCTGGAGTTTTTCACCGACCGGGAGCCCGCCGGACTCCGGCCGGCCGGAGGCACCACCGGGGCAGGAAAGCTCTTGACGGTGGCCTCCCCGTTTATAAAGCACTCCAGCGAAATAGAGATTATCTGGCCGGAAGTGAAAAGCACCAGGTACTTGGTGGAAACAGTGCACCATTTCCTGACCGACGCGGGGACTCTGAGAACTGAAATATACTTCAGGGAAATGCCGGAGGCGGCCTGATGGATGCAAGAATAGACAAGCTAATTGAGGTAGTGAGAAAAATTGTTATCCGGCTCTTTCCGGAACTGGCCGGAAGATACCACCTGTCAGCCAAGGCCAGGATTATCAGCCTGTCCGGCGGTGTCCAGCTGCAGCCCCTCGCATCTGACGGCAGCGAAGACACCACGGCACCGGCAGTCAAATGTGACCCGCTGCCGGTGAAGCTGAAGCCCGGCAACGTGATCCGGATGGGGTACCTGTACGGCGACCCGTCGGAGCCGTATCTATGCTATCTGAGCACCGCAGCGATAGGCACCATTGCCGGTAACAAGGTGAATGTGGAAAACTTCGGGTCGAGGGATTACCTGATCGCCGAACACCTGGCGGCACACTTTCGCTTGGCCACATTCACGTCTCCGGTGGATGAACAGGGGAACCCGCTGCCGGGGGCTACAACCTCCGCCCTAACCAGGATTGACTATCAAACGGGGATTAAAGACGGTGACCAGGTGGTGGCCCTGCCCATCGAAGAGGGCGACAGATTCGTTATAATCGGCAAGCTGTAAGGGGTGAAGGCACTTGGAAGATATACTGCTGGACGATGACGGCAATTTTGTGGCGGCGGCCAACGGTGATATGGATACGGTATCAGACCGGGCATGCCTTATCCAGGACGTAAAACACCGGCTGATCACTTTCCCCGGTGACCTGTGGACGGATAAGGAATACGGTGTCGGCATCCAGTGGTTCATCAATGCCGAGGACAGCGAATTGAACCGCCTTGAACTCCGGCAGCGGATCAAAACCGGAATAGCAAAAGACATCAGGGTTGAATCGGGGAGCATTGGGACACAAATATTGTCTTGGGATAAAGATAAAATAAGTGTTCAAATCTCCTTTCTCCCTTCGTCCAGCGCCCTTGAGGAGGATGGGGGCATTTCCGCAGACAGGGCGGACATTGTTTTGATCATAAGCCAGGAAGGAGTCAAGTTTGGGGGTTAAGGTATGGCCATAAAACCTGAAGATATTCTGCCCATAAAAACTTTTGCGGAACTGATGGAAACCGCCAAGGCCAACTTGCGGAACGCTAAGTTCCGGATTACCAACCTGCGTACCGGCGGGGTGTTTTACACCCTGCTGCAGATGGCCAACCAGGGCGTGGCGGACCTGTACACATTGCTTAAAAGCATTGTGCCACAGATGTATCTGGGTACCGCCACTGGCCAGTGGCTGGACTTCAGAGCCGCAGATAACGAGGTCTACCGCCGGCCGGCCAAGAAGACCCGAGGCAACGTGGTTTTCGGCCGGAACGCCGGTAGCGGCAATGTGGTGATCCCCGTTGACAGCATAGTGGCCACCCCGCTGGACCGGTACGGAGAGAGGTTGAAGTTTCTGGTATATTCCCAAACGGTGCTTGAGGATGGCCAGCTGGAAGTGGCGGTACCCTGCGAGGCGGAATTCGCAGGGGGGAAGTACAACGTGGGCTCCGGCCAGATAACCCAATTGCTGACCAACATACCGGGAATTGATTATGTCCGGAACGAGGAGGACTGGATTACCCGTGAAGGTGCCGATGAAGAAGACGATGAATCGCTTCGGACAAGGGGCAAGGGTAAATGGAACGAACTGAGCGTGGGCGGCGGCCGGGACGCATATATCTCCTGGGCTAAGAGTATCACCGGCGTGGCTATGGTAGAGGTGGATGATAACCACCCCAGGGGCCAGGGCACCGTTGATGTGATTATCACTTCCAGCGCCGGGGTGCCCACCCATGATCTGATTGATCAGGTGCAGGCCTACATCAACCAAAAAAGGCCCCTGTGCGCGGATGTCCTGGTTCTGGGACCGACCCCGGTGCCGGTCAATTGGGATATAGTGCTATACGTCCACCCCGAATACGGAGACCTGGCCGGGATTCAGGCCCAGGGCGAAGACATAATAGACATCATGTTTATGTATGGTGACACCGAGCATCAGGAAATTCAAAAGATATCACCCGCTTTCGGGGTGGTCCGGGCGCAGGCCATAGCCAACTTTATGACCATCGAGCACGTCGTTAACGTGACCATCAATCAGCCAGCTGCGGACGTTGCACTGACCCCTCGCCAAATAGCCGTCAAGGGAACTGTTAATGTTATAGCCCAAAGGGTGAGTTAAATGGCTTTTTCAGACTATTTTTATTACCTGCTGCACCGGGTATTCAAACGGGCTCCGCAAGCTGACAGTGATGCTGACAAGCTGACCAAGGCCCTGGGGCCGAATTATGACGGGGCTGTGGAGGCCATATTCAAGCTCCGGGAGCAGGCCATGGTCATCACGGCCCAAGGCAAGGCCCTGGACCAGTTAGGCCGGGACAGGCTGCTGCCCCGCTACGGGGGGGAGAGTGAAGACGCTTACAGGCTGCGGCTTCTCAACGCTTTCAGTATTCATAGCCAGGTAGGCACCGCCGAGGCCATGACTGAAGCTTTCAAAAGGCTGGGGTTCACTAATGCGGAAATCATCGAGATGAAGCAAATAGACCCTGACCGATGGGCTGAGTTCAAGGTGGTGGTGGGGCTTCCCGAAAGCGGTTTTTCCGAACTGGACCGAAACTCCTTCCTGTCCACCATCAGGAAGATGAAGCCTGCCCACACCAAGCTGGCCAGCCTGGACCTGGAGGCCTCGGCGGTGGATATAAACGGTGCCGGGGGAGACATTACCGCTTGGGCGGAAAGCGTTAGCCATACCATGTTCACCTGCCCCCTCCCGGCCGAAAACCTATATCCGGGCGAAGACTTATATCCGTGTTAGGGGTGAATTACTTGCTTAAGAGCTTTTACCCGTGGAATGGCAGATGGAGAATAGAGTACTTGGGCCAGGTGGCTGTCGTCGAGAACCGGCTGACCGACGCTGGCCTGCAGTGGTTTATCGACTTGTGGCGGGGTACCGCCGAGCCGGGCTTTAAGTATATCGCTCTGGGTACCGATCCCACCCCGGTGGATAATGCCGATATCACCCTGGGGGCAGAGCAGATAAGGAGGCCCGTGGAATCTTTCGAGGTGGTATTCCCGGAGCTGGAGTCTTCGACGACCTTCCAGGACACCGAGGCTAATTTCCTGATCCGGGAGATCGGCCTGTTCGCCGGGGCCACGGCCACCGCCGACCCCGACACCGGCATACTGGTGGCCCGAGCCGTGGTTGAGATAGATAAAACAGACCTGGGAAGCCTCAAGATAACGAGGCTGGACCGCATAGGGAGGGTGTAATCATGCCGTATGAGAAGATAATTTTCAACAACCAGGCCCCGCCCGGCCTCAGCGCTGAAAGGCTTGCCCATATGCAAACACAGTATGACGAAGCAGTGGGGGACATCGAAAACGCCGACAGAACCCTGGACCCAAATCAGGCCCCGGCTGGCAATATCGGCCCGCTACAGGCCATCCTTAACTGGTTTGCCAACCGCATAAAAGCCATAACCGGTAAAACCTACTGGTGGGAGGCACCGGACACAACCCTGGCGGCCGCCAAGAACCACATCGATGATGCATCTCCCCATCCCGGCCATGCTTTGGCCAGTGACCTTGCTTCACATTTGGCCGAAAGTGCGTCAGAAACGGTAAAAGGCCACGTTGAACTTGCTACTGCTGCCGAGACTACTGCGGGGACGGATAACACAAGAGCTGTACATCCGGCTGGGCTAAAAGTTGAGTTGGATAAAAAGGTCTCCAAGGCCGGGGATACGATGACGGCAGGGCTTGTTGTAGACAGGGGCGCTAGTTACGGTAACATGTTTACCGGTAAGGCCCTAGGTAGAAACAAATTCCTTTGGGACGTAGACTCCGTTGGGGTTGTTCGCCTCTATCGTGACAATGGCACAACATGGGCAGAGGCTTTTCAGGTTGACTCAGATGCTGTATTAAAAATCGGTGGAAATAAATTTTGGCATGATGGCCTTGGGGCTAAAAGTTTTGGGGTCTCTGGCTATGCAAAACTACCCAATGGTCTGATATTTCAATGGACTACCCAGTCACTTACAGCCGGCGCAGTGTTTACTTGGACGTTTCCGCTTGCATTCCCTACAGCTTGCATAGCTCTTCATGCCACACCTATTAATAATTCAATTAGTAATGTTATAAGTAAATATGATGTAAATTATCCCACCACCACACAAGGACAATTCCTTTCCGATTCGACTGTGAGCCATTACTTGTTGGCAATTGGGTACTAAGGAGGAACGGATTATGATGTACGCTGATTTTGACGAAGCAACAGG